CCCCGACCCCAGGCTTTCTCCCCCTACGGGGCGCGGCGGTTTGGCTAAACGCGAGGTTCATCCATGATCACAATAAGTAAGAACCCGCCACGAAAGAAACGAGGCGAGACGCCGCATGTCGAGGTCGTCGCGTTGCCATCGCCGCCGACCGTCGAACGCGACCGGGTCATCGACATCGAGCGACAGATCCTCCACATCGACCACTTGCTGAAGCTCGCGGAGGATCGCGACCTTCAAGGCATCGCCCGCCTGATGGGGACGCGTCGCGGACTCGCCGAGGACCTCCGAGTCGAGCTCGAGCGGCGCGAACAAGTGAGTACATCGGGCAACGCGCGCGAGCTCGAGGAGGCCCTCGTCGTTGCGCTCGCCGAGGTCGACGAGGATCGACTCGCTCGCGTGCTCGGGGAGGTCTCCCGTCGTCGCGGTCGTGACCTCGCGTCACTCATCGGAGGGGAGTGATGGTCGCCGATCTCGCCGCCCTCCGTCGAGCGGCCGCCCTCGCCGTCGAGCTCGCCGCGCGCGATACCGCGTGGGATGTCGATCATGTACGATGGACGCCGCCGCAAGGCGTGTTCCTTCGGTCGACAGAGCCGATCGTCCTGCTTCGGACGGGCAACCAATGGCTGGGTAAGAGCACCGTCGGGATCGCCGACGTCATATTGCGCTGTCTAGGCCGGCACCCGGCGGATCCTCGGGGACAGAGGCCGCCGATCATCGCCTGGGTGATCTCGCCGACGAACACTCACTCGGTCGGAATCCAGGGGAAAGCCTGGACGCTGGCGCCTCGTCACGAGCTATCGCCCGGTCAGCAATACGATGACGTCAAGGGAATGCGCGGGCGATATGCGGCGTTACGGTTCTCGAATGGCTCGATCATTCATTTTCGGACCGACCGGCAAGGCGCCCTCACGCTCTCCGGCGCGACGATCGATCACGTGCTCATCGATGAGCTGTGCAGCCCGCGTGTCTACCAAGAGCTGAAGAAGCGCGTTGCTCGCAGAAACGGCTCGATCCGCCTCACCTTGACGCCGATCAACGCGCCAGCGGACTGGCTCCGAGAGGCGTGCGCCCAGGGTGAGGTTCAGGACTTGCACTATAAGTGCCGTCCCGAGTACGCAATCCCGGAAGGCGAAGATGAGCCGCTCCGAGATCCGAAGTCGGGCCGCCCGATGGACGCGGACTGGTTCGCCGAGTTCCGGGCGTCATCACCCGAGGATGAGCGGCCGGTCGTGATCGACGGCGAGTGGCAGGTGGAGCACCGCGATCGCGAGCTCGCTGGCTGGTCTGACAAGTACATCTTCACGCAGCACGACGGGCTACCCCGGTTCGCCGAGTACGGGATCGGGATAGACTACGGGCAAGCGTCAGATCGGACGGTTGCGATCCTGGCGGCCTACTCTCCCGAGCGCGGGGTCTATGTGCTGGAGGAGTGGGTCGGGGACGGCAAGGTCCCCATCCTCGAACAAGCGGCCGCGATCCGGCGGATCGTGCGACGAAGGGGCCTTCACCTGAAGGACATCAACCACCGAATTGGCGACATCAACTCCGCCGGGATGTACGGATACATCGGCAGCATGAACGAGGCCCTGACAGACGCCATGCGTCAGGTCGTCAAGGCCGAACGCGATCCGGCTCTCCCGGGTGACTGGATGTTCGTCCCGGCGAATAAGCGTCGGGGAAGTGTCGGATACCGCCTGCGGCTGCTGAACGGGTCGCTCGCCGCGCAACGTCTCTGGGTGCATGAGAGCTGCAACCGACTGATAACCAGCATGCGAACGTATAAACCGGGTCTGAAGTCGTCGCTGGTCCTGAAGGATCCGCTTGACGCGCTCGGCTACGTCGCAGAGACCTGGGTTCGGGGCGCGACACCGCAGCCGACGGCCATCGAGATGCGCCGCTAGCCGGCGGGCGTTCGGCGCGCTACCTGATTCCGTGGGGTTTCCGATGTACTTGCCGATCCCGTCACATGAGCGCGCACGAATCGAGGAAGGTGAGCTTCGGATGTCGCTTCTCGAAGGCCGCTGGGATTCCGCTCTGCGTGAGAGGATGGGGCGTTTTTTCGCCGAGACGGTTCGCGACCGGATCGCGAGTGCGGTCGACATGTCGCGCGCTCCATTCAAGTATGCGATCGACGCCTTGAACCTGCTATACCTCGACCCGCCGACGGTCGCGGCCGGCGATGCTGATCTGGCGCCACTTGCCGGCGCAACGCTGTGGCCGATCCGGCATCAGGCTCACCGCATCGTTCTCGGGCTGGGCGAGTGTCTCATTCGATATGACGTGTCCGAATCCGGCGGGACGCGCCGTCTCACTCATCGGCTCGTGCTGCCGCATCGGTGCGAGGTCATCACGGATCCGAGGGATCAGTACAAGATCCTCGTGATTCGTGAGATGATGGAGGTGCCGCAGCCCGACGGTCGGACCTGCTTGTATCGCGAGACGCACGACGCGCGCCCCGAGGCACCGACGCCCTACATGGTCGAAGAGTGGGTCAGCGACGAGGGCGGCGCGGCCGCGTGGATGGACGTCACAGCCGAGCAGACGCGCGGCCTAGAGGGCGGCGTCCCATACCGCGACACGGCCGGCGCGCAGATCATCCCATACGCCCTACACCATCAAGCGATGGGAAGTCATACGTGGGCGTGGCGAGTGTGGGCCGAGCTGGTCGCGGCGCAACTCCATGCGGGCTGCCTGCAAACGTGGTTGCTGGCCGGGATCCGGGACAACGCATATCCGACCCGGGTGGCGATCGATCTCGATGTCCCGAGCGGGACGATCATCCCGGAGGGGTCCATCGCCGGTCAGGGATCGTCGGCGTACATCACCATCGAACCGTCAACGATCCTCCGAATGAGGACGGCAAACACCGCACAGGGCGGCGGGTCGATCACGACGCTGGCGGCGACGATGGACCCGGCCGCCGTCTCGAGTGTCATCGCGTCCTATGTGGAGCAGGCTCTACAGGATGCCGGCCTCGGGCCTCCCGACGAAGCGCCGAGCAAGGGCGTGTCGGGTCACGCGATCTCGATCTCGCGCGACGCGCTCCGGCGGTCGCAGCGTCAGCAGATTCCGGCCGCTCGGCTCGGCGATCAGGTCATGCTTGCGCTCGGCGCACGGCTGGCGAATCGCTACCTCGGGACCGCGCTGCCCGAGGAGCCGGCGGCCTATGCGATCAGCTACCACGGGATCCCGCTTTCGACCGCCGAGATTCAGGTCGCGGTCGACCGGGTCACGAAGCTTCTCGACGCCGGCCTCATGACGCGCGCGATGGCACTTCGTGAGGTCCATCCGTATCTCTCCGAAGCAGACGCCGCCGCGCTCGCGGCCGAGATCGCAGGCGGCACGACTCCGGCCGCGCCGTCGCCTCGACCCGAACGAGTGATCGAGGTCGAAGATGAGATCCCGGAGATGGACGACCTGACCGCCGAGGAGGAGTAATGCCGGTCCCTCCACCCGCCGTCCGCCGCGCTGCCGCCGATGGTCTCGCACTTCGGGCCGAGTATGGCCGTGGCGGGACCGAGATCGGCGTAGCTCGCGCGCGCGACCTGTCGAATGGCCGCGACGTTTCGATCGACACGCTTCGTCGGATGGTCGCCTACTTCGACCGGCACGAGGTCGATCTAGAAGCGCCGGCGGCGAAGCGGGGTAATCCGGGCTACCCGAGCGCTGGGAAGATCGCGTGGTATCTGTGGGGCGGCGACGCCGGCCGCGCGTGGGCGCGTCGCGAACTCGCAGCGATTGACCGAGACTAACCGGAGGAACAATGGCCGAAGAACACGACGAAGCACCGCCGGAGCACTGGCGCACGATCACCCCGGAGGCGAGCTGGCGAGAGCTCTCCGGCGCGCGGGCGAAGCTGGCTGCCGAGCGGGCGACCGCGAAGCAGGCCGCCGCGCGTGTCTCCGAGCTTGAAGCCCTGTTAGCCGAGGTCGAGCCGAAGCTCTCGAAAGTCCAAGAACTCGAAACCACGACGGCGCGTCTCCAGTCGCGACTGTCCATGTCCCGGCTCGGGATCGTCGATGACGAGGTCGCCGAGATCGCAGAACAGCGATTCGCCCGGTATCAGGCCACGGCCGGGAAGGAGGCGAAGGCGCTCGATGCGTGGCTGGCCGAAGAGGGCAAGTCGGACCGCATCCTATCGCCGCTTCTCCAACCGGCCTCGACTGCGACGCCGGCGGCCGCGCCGCTCCCTCCCGTGCCGGTAGTCCCGCAGCCAACCGCGCCGCAGCGCACGGCCGGGACGACCGCCGATGAGATCGCGCGCATCCGAGCGGCGAACAATGGCCGGATCCCGCGCGAGATTCAGAAGGAACTCGGCACCCGAATCGCGATCGGCGACTTGCTCGGGCCTCGGCGATGAGGTAGCCTGACAGAAAGCAACGACCGTCGCTCCCGAGCTGCGTTACCGCTCGCGTATCAGGTCTGACACAGTCAACCGCGCGCCCCTCGGGGTGCGGATACGCGAGGGCCGTAACATGGCGAATGAAGTAACTAATAGCTCCTTCGTGACGAATGGCGGTCGCACCGCCGAAATCCTTGCTGGCATCGTTCAGGAGGCTCTGTACGATCCGACCGACGTGCGCGCGACTGCGCTCTTCGTTCCTTGGGTTGCAGCCGGTAGCGCGACTCTCGAGGCGCTCGTTGACGCGGCGCCCGGTCCCGCCGCTGCCGATTCGAGCGAGATCGCGTCGGGCGCCTCGAACTCGGCCTACACCACCGCTGGCAAGCAGATCACCGTCGCGGGCTACACCCGGCAATACCAGATCAGCGACCTCTTCGGGGTAACCGCCGGCGCCGGTCAGGTGGACGCGAGCCGGGTCGCGATGAAGCTGGAACGGGCCCTGACGCTCACGCTTACTGACTTGATCACGGCGTTGTATGGGTCTTTCGCCAACTCGGTCGGGACCAGCGGCGTCAACTTGTCGACCTCCGACATGTATGCCGCAATGTACCAGTTGATCAACTCGAACGTTCCTTTCGGCCCGACCTCGCCGGTCTTCGCCGTGCTTCACCCGCAGCAGTTCGTGGACTTCATGAGCTCGCTCCGTGGCGAGACCGGCTCGGACGCCCTGCAGGCGGATACCGCGTCGCAGCTTCGCTTCTCGGGTCCGGGCTTCAAGGGTAGCTGGAAGGGCGTTCAGATCTTCACCTCGGATTCGGTGGCGACCGCGAACGGCGGCGCGGACCGTGCCGGCGCGATGTACGGCCTCGGCGCCATCGCCTACACCCTCGGCGATGTCCGCCCGCTTGTCGGCCTGCACATCCCGGCCGAGGATGCACTCATGGTTACGCCCGAGATGATCATCGAACGCCGTCGCGCGGCCGTCTCCGATCCGCTCTCGACCCTCGTGGCGCATATGTTCCCGGGCGTCGTGGAACTGGAAGACCTGCGCGGCGTCGGCATCGTCACGGACGCCTAGTATCGGGTTGCGGGGTCGCGGTGGCCGGTCGCTCTCCGGTGCCGCGACCTTCGCGATCCCGCACCTTTGACCGACAACAACCGGAGAACCGAAACCCATGGCGACACCACAGCCGCTCCCCGCACCACAAGCCTACCGTCAAAGCGAGGTCGATCACAGCGACCGCCTTTCGCAGATGCGGCAGGTTCACCCCCGCTATGTCTACGCGCATCACTGGCAGGCGTGGGCCTACACCGAGGTCAACGACGCGGGCAAGGTCGTTCCCGGCGAGGATCTCGGGCGCGGCCTCGGGCGTGGTGAATGGGTTCCGGTTCTTCACAAGATCTACATTCGCAAGGGACTAAGCGGCGCATCGACTGACGCCGACGTCGAAGCCCCGATCGCGAACGCCATCCGAAAGGGCGCGACCGTCATCCGTCCCGGCGACGCCCGGCTCGGCGCGTGGGCGGACTATCTTCGGATCTACCGCGATGTTTCCGGTTCCATCCACTACGTGGAGCAGACCGAACAGGCCGTCAGGCTTCCATCGGGCGAGACGGTACTTCGCCCGAACGAGCAGAAGTATCACGCATTCGTGACCCATGTTCGCGACGCCGGGATCGTGGACCCGATGTCGCCGATCGCCTATGAGGCGATCCGGACGAAGGCCGAGGCCGAGATCGAGTACCTGCGAGAGGCCGCGACCCGCACCGGGACCAGCCCGCAGCTTGAGCGGAAGACCCGGATCCTCGCGGCGATGGACGCGGCATGGCAAGCGGAACAGGAACGACAGGCCGGTCTCGCCGGTCCGGCCGTGGAGCTTGAGGTCGAGGTCATCGACGCGCCAGCGGCCGAACTCACCGCCGCCGAGGCCGCGCTGGCGCGCTCGAAGCGAGGGCGGAAGTGATCCCGGACCTCCGGATCAAGGGGCGGCCGGTGTCGCTCTCCGAGGTCGCGGCCGCACAGCCGATCGACCGGTCGGCGTTCGTGGTGCTCCCCGACGAGACGCATTTCGGAGGCCGGGATCCGTTGGAGACGCGCGACAAGATGATCGCGCATCTGCGCGAGACTGGCGAGACCTATCAGGACGCCCGGCGTCATGCCGACGGCGCCGCCCGAACCCATGACCGAAGGAGCCGATGATGGCGCTCGATTACGCACAGTTCAACGCCGAGAAGAAGCTTCACCCGACCGCCGAGCCGAACGCGCTGGACGTCCGGACCCTGTCGGGGAACATCACCCTCTCCGAGCGCGACGGCCGCTACCACGTCCTGAACAATGGCGGCAGCGCCCGAGACGTGACGTTTTTCGCCGCGACTCCCGAGAATAAGGGCCGCGTCGATTACGTGTACAACTCCGGCGGCGGCGCCAACAACCTCGTGATCAAGGATTCGGCCGGTTCGACGCTGGCAACCCTCGCACAGAACGCCAGCGCGCAGTTCGCGTCTGACGGCAGCCTGCACATCCGGGTGGGCTAGTGGAGCGCCGCCCGTCCATTCGCATCCTCCGAGGTGGTCCCGACCTTATCCAGCGGGCAACCACGCAGACCCTCGTTTGTGAGGTGGGGGATCCGACGACGGGCGAGCGCCCCTCCATCACGGGAACGCCGACGTTCGACCTATACGACGCGTCGGGCGTTCAGGTCGTCACAGCCGGATCGGGGTCCGTTCTCGGCGCCGGCCGGATCGGCTACTCGCTGGCCGCCGCCACGGTGCCGGCCGCTACGCCGCTCGGTGAGGGCTGGCGAGAGGTCTGGACCTTCACGATCTCCGGCACGGCCTACACGATCGAGCGAGACGCGGCGCTGTGCCGCCAGATCCCGACGATCGCCATCACGGCCGAGGATCTGTACACCGTCGATCCGAGCCTTGACGGCGCGTGGCCGATCCGTCAGGCTGCGGAGCACTGGCGCCCGCAGATCGACGAGGCCGCCCGCATGATTCACCAGCGGCTGTGGGAGATGGGGCGCCGGCCGTGGCTCATCTGGTCGCAGGGCTCGCCCCGTCAGGCCGCTCTCCATCTCGCGCTAGCCCTGTGCTACGGCACGGTCGCGACCCGGCTCGGGGACTCCCGCTGGGGTGAGGAGCGGCAGCGCCACATGGACGCATACGAGCGTGAGTGGGAGCGCATCCGATTCGACGTCGACACCGACGATAATGGCACTCGAAACCGACAAGAAGCGCAGCCGATGGTCATCGGCTCGGCGGGTCCGCGCTGGTCGTTGTGGCGGGTTCGATGACTTCCGCCGAACTCCGCAGCCTGCTCGCCGCGCGCATCCGGGCGACGGGCCTTCCCGAGGCGGATCATCTGATCGGCGCCGAGGGAGCGCCGCGCACGATCGGGCCGGTCTGCTGGGAAGTTCGGCTCGGCGCATCCACGCCGCTGTCGTCTCGGCAGCGGTCTGCCGACGCGCAGGCGACCTACGTTCGACGCTCCATTCAGGTACGCGTGCTCGCGGCCGGCAACCCGGCGCGCCGTGTCGACCAGTGGGACGTCGTCGAATCGGCGGAACAGTCGATCCGCCGGGCGCTTCTGACCGACCAGTCAGACGGCCTTTCGTGCGTTCAAAACTCCCTAGTCTGGGAGGGAACCGACGAACCACTGTATCAGGACGGCGGCGCCTATCGGCTGTCAGTCCAGCGCTATCACGTCTCTTACCTCGAAAGCATGGAGTAAATCATGGCCGCGACCGTCCGCATCAAACTCGAGATCGAAGTCGTCGAATCCTATACGGGGGACCTCGGGAATCCCGGAAAGACCCATCGCATCTCGAAGGATCTGGTGTTCTCTTCGGGGAACGGCTCGGGTCAGTTCAATAAGGTTCACTCCGACATCGCCTCGGCCACCACTGACTATGACGTGGCGGGCGTCGTCACGGACGCGCAGGGCGCCGCGATCACGATGGCGAAGCTCGGCATGGTGTACGCCGAGAATCGCGGCACCACGAGCGGCGATCTCATGTACGTGGGCGGCGACGCGAACTCCGTCCCGGTGTTCGGCGCGGCGGCGGACTTCGTCAAGATCGGGCCTTCGGGCTTCTTTCTCGCGGTCAACCCGATCGACGGCTGGACCGTGACCGGGACGACCGGCGACGTGGTCGAGATCAACCACAACGCCGGAACCTGGGATCATGCCGTGATCCTCGCCGGCCGCTCCTGATCACCGCTGACCATTCGAGGTGATTCATGGCTTGCAATGCTAACGATTACGTGACGAACTTCCGTGACGGTACGTTGTACCTGATCGACGGCGCCGGCACGACCCTGACCATCCCGCTCGAGATGGGGGATGTCAACATCTCCGGCTTGAATGGCGATATGTCCGAGGTCTCGGTCTATCGTTCTCGCGGTCGGACCGTCACTGTCCGAAAGACGAATGACATCAATCCGACGATCTCGGCCTCGGCGATGCTCAACCGCTTCACGTCCGCGACGAAGGACGTCATCGCAGACTTCCTTCGGTTCACCGGGAAGTATGCGACGAACGTGCGGACCTCGGGCGTCTGCGGCGACGCGAAGACGATCAACGCGAAGTGGGTTGTTTCGACCCCCGACGGCGACGAGACGATCATCGTGCGCGACGTGCTGTTCTCGTTCGACCTCGCCGAAGGCGATCCCTCGTCGATCAGCCTCTCGGGCACGATCTATAACGCCGACATCACGATGACTGGCGCGACCTGATAGCGCCTTGACCCTCGACAACCGGAGACCGAAACATGCCGACCGTGGACATCCTCGGACAGAGTTACGACATCACACCACCTCGCCGACGGATCTACGTTGTCGAGGTTAGCGCCGAGCTGACAGCTCGACCGGTGCGGGCGTTCGCGGCGGCGTTGGGTCTCGGTTGTCGGGGGCTGTGGGCGACGCGCACCGAACCGAAGTATGACGGGCGCGCCGCGCTGTATGGCGAGGAGGTCTTCGAGATCCTCGGTTCGGCCGGCGCCGATTCTGAGGCGATCACGATGGCCGGGATCGAGGTGTGGCGACACTGGGTCGGAGCCGTCCCGTCCGCCGAAGCGGTGACCGAGGCGCGCAATTTTACGCCAGCCGGCGCGGCAGTCTCGACCGCGAGCGCCGGCGGGTTGAGCGATACCTAGGTCTCAGGTGGGGCGAGCTGGACGGCTATCCCGTTGAGCAGCAGGCCGAGATGATCGGGTTCGTCGCAGCGGAGGTGGCCGGTGAAAGTCGCAAAGATCAAGGGCATCGAAGAGGCTAAGATCGAGATCATGCGGCAGACGAAGGCCGAGATGCCCGAGATCCTGACGATGTTCGCCGATGAGTGCATGGACTACATCTGGCAACTCTGGCCGGCGAAGACCGGGCGCTCCATCGAGAACCTGTACGTTTCGCTAGCCGGAAACCTCGTCGCCATCGTGTGTCCAGAGGAGCACGCGCCGTTTATTCATCTCAAAGGCGAGCGCGGGTCCGCGCTGTTTACGCGGCTTCTTCCGGCGATCAACGATAACATCGACGCGATCTCGCAGGCCACATCGCAGCGGATCCTAGCCGGCGATGTCGTGCGCGCCGGGCGCCGGGTTCCGTTCGCTCTGGTCGCGGCGAAGCAGGCCGAGAGCGCAGCCCGGGCGAAAGAGATGCGACGCAAGCGCATGTCGATACCCGAGGTCAGGGAACGCGCTAAGGTACGCAAGCGGCTATATCGCGCGCGAAAGAAGGCGGGAGGGTAGGCCATGGCCGGCATAACTGTACCCATCGATGGCGACCTCTCGCCGATCCTCAAAACGTTCGGCGAGCTGCCGGGTCGGACTCAGGAGGAGATGGCGGCGGTCGGCGCGGTTATCGATCGCGAAGCCCGACGAGGTAGCATCGCGAAAGGGTTCGCCGAGATGGAGGGCGTCAGCGCGGCTTCGGCGAAGAGGGCCGCTAACGCGGTCATCCGTGAGATGGAACGCGCCTCACGCGACAGTGAGAAGGCGCTCGGCGACCTGAAGAAGGGCGCGACGGTCGTGTTTGGTGGCGTCGTCGGCGATATCGAAGACGTCGTCGGCGCGCTCGGGGCGATGGGACCGGCGGCGGTCGCGGCTGGTGCGGCGGTCTCCGTTCTGGCGGCGGGAGCCGCCGCCCTGTGGGCAGAGTATAAGGTCGTCGGCATGCTTTACGAGTTCGCCGACGCCACCGGCAAGCTAAGTGACGAACAGGCCGGACTATCGGCAGCCATCGACGAAACGAAGAAAGCGATCGGCGATCGGTTTGTCCCGGTGTTCGAGGGCGCATTGATCGGCGTAACAGCCGGGACACTTGCGATCCGTGACTTCGCACTGAAGGCTCTCGACGCCGGATCGGCGATGCTTGCATGGTATCAGACGCTGCCGACGTTCGCGCGCGCGATGATCGGAAACGTCGTGCCGGCGCTCCAACAAGCCGACGCGATCAACAAACTCTCCGAGGGACTACGTACCGGGACTGTCGATGTCGGCGGGTATGTCGCCGAGGCGCGCACCTTGATCGGCACGCTCGCAGCAACGAAGGCCGCGACCGACACCGCCGAGAAGTCGACGAAGAAGCAGGCAAGCGCACATAAGGCCGCCGCCGAAGCCGCGAGTGCGCAGGGAGATGCTGCCGGAAAGGCCGCGCTCGCCGAGATTCAGTACGATCAGGATCTCACCGATCAGATCCTAGCAAACATCGTCGCCGTTGACGAAGCCCGCGCGAAGTCTGCCGCGAACTACGCCGCGCAACTGGACGCACAGGCCGCCGCCGATGAGGAGCGCAGCCGCGCCGGCTTCGAGGCCGAGATCGCGCGCGTGCAGGAACTCCAACGCGCCCGAGCACAGGCGACACAGGAGTACTTGTTCTCGGGCATCGCCGCCGCCGCGACCCTCGCACAGGCCGTCGCCGACTCGGCCGAGGAGGGTAGCGCCGCACAGCAGGCCGCCGCCATCGCGGCCTTCCGTCTGAATCAGGCCGGATCCATCGGGACGATCGCGATCAATACGGCCGAGGCGATCACGAAGGCGATCGCGCTCTTCGGTCCGCCGCCGTCTCCGGCCGGTGTCGCGGGTATAGCCTTCGCCTCGGCCATCGGTCTCGCACAGGCCGCCGCCGTCGCCGCACAGGCGCCGCCGAGTTTCCACACCGGCGGCGTCATCGCAAGTAATCCGCTCGCACCGGATGAAACGATGATCGTGGCCCGAAAGGGAGAGGAGGTCCGGACCCGCCAGGAGCAGGGTGGCGGCGCGAACGTGACGGTTCAGATGGTGTACCAGCATCGCATCTTTGACAGCTTCGTCATGGACAACATGCGACAGGCAGGCAGCCCGCTCCGGCGCGAGATACAGAGGGCGAGCGGTCGCCGCGTCGGACACAGGAGTAACGTATGAACCGGGACGTGACTCCTTCGAGGTATTCGGCGCTGGTTGTCCCGTTCGATGCGGAGATCTGGCCGGATCACACGACGATCACACAGGCCGGACCGCGCGCCGGCGTGCCGGTCCCTGTCGACGGGGAGGGCGCGTCTCGAATGGCGCTCGGCGCTCGAGGCACACAGACCGCCGACGTACAGGTGAGGAGCCAGCGCGGCGGGTTCGCGACTCGCGACGCCGAAGAATCTGGCGCCGCATTCGTCTGGCGCGACGCGACGACCAGCGGATCGACGACGACTTATGGCGACTGGCGCGGCTGGGATCCGCCTCGGAATGTGACCCGATTCGACGCGCCGATCGTCGCGGAGTCGGCGGCCGGAACCATCCGATATACGAAGAAGCCTAGCGCGGTCGTCTGCGCTGACGGGTCAGTCCTGATGGCGGTCGAGGTCCGCGACACCTCGCAGGCCCTGCCGTACCAGATCGCGATCTGGCGTCGATCCGGCGTTTCCGATTCGTGGTCGCGCGTGACCTCGCCGTATGGTCAGACGTCGGCGCCGACGTGGGATCTATGCCCGTGTCTGGTCGCGCTCGACTCCGGGCGAGTCGTCCTGTACTATGTCCTATACGACTCCGTCCTCTCGGCCGGTGCGATCTCGGCGTGGTATTCGGACGACTACGGCACGACGTGGAGCTTCGTCGGCGACGGCCTCGGCGACAGCAACCCGGGCGCCGCGATCACGTCACTGACGGCCGCGCAGAAAGACGGCGTGATCCTGCTGAATGCCTTCACGTCAGGCACGGGAGATATATACCAGTTCGCGAGCACCGACTTCGGAAACAGTCTGATGCTCGTGGAGCAGTGGGCGCCGACGAACGCTGTTCTGGCGGTGTCAACGACCGCGACTCCATCGGGGTTTCTGGTCGTGGTCAACGGCGGCAAGGCCGCGACCGGGACGTATGCCGTCCGGCTCGGCGATGCGTTCCAGCCGATCTCGACGACGGATGCGGTCACGATTCGCGCGGGATCGACCTTTACGCCGTATGTGGGTGTCGCCTGTGATGAGGCGGGCGTCCTTTACGCCTACGTCTTTCAGACGGACTTCCTCGATCCTTACTACTCCTTCGACGATGGCGCGTCGTGGCAGGGCTATCAGGGGCCGGCCTACACGTTCCAATACTCGGGAACAGCGACCTTCAGTCTCGACTCATACTGCGTCGTCCCGGTGCGCGGTCAGGTGCTTATCATCGGAACTTATGACGTTAGCCTGACGACGGTTGACGGTCTGCGGGTCTGGACCCTCGGAGGGTATAGCACCGTCACCATGCCGCGATATGGTCGGACGTTCCTGCCGCTTGCCTTACAGGGCTGGCCGGGAACGTGGCATCCGGTCAACCTGCCCGAGCGAATCGGCTGGACGCGCACGGCGACACCGCCGGCGACGATTGCGAGCATCGCGACCGGCGCGCTTGTGATCACGACAGTTGCCGAGCAGGAGTGGTACAGCCAGACGCCGGGAACAACGAACGTCGCCGGCATGATGGCGCGCTTCGTGCTCGAGGTCTCGGCCGGCGCCGGATTCGCCGATGGTCTCTCGGCGCTGGTTCGGTTGGACGATGGCGTCAACCGGTTCGGAGCGAGGCTTCAATGGACGACAACGCAGTGGCGTCTGCTCGATGACGTGTCGGGCGCGGTCATCGGCGCGGCGCAGAACTATACCGGTCGGGTTGAGATCCTTCTCGGCATCAATGTCCCGACGGCGACGGCCGCGACCGCCGGCACGGTGCGGACATGGAGCCGCCGTGTCGACGTGACGGCACAGTCGGGCGTGCGGGAGTTCACGGCCGGTCCATCCTCGCTGGTCCTGACGCGCGCCGCGACTTCGACCGGACACCGCATTCAGTGGGGACACAGGGCGGCCGGGACGTATACGTCAACGTGGTATGAGGTCGCGTGGACCTACGGATCGACGAACATAAACGTCAATCTTTCGCAGGGTCAGACGTCGCCTGACGACCTCTTCGCGCGCCCGTATGCGTCCAGCGGTTCGGGCGCTTACGTCGGTTCGGGCGTGACGATCGAGGCGAAGGGCGGTCCGACGTGGCTCGGCGAGGCATGGGACATCGAGCGCCGGTACGACTACGGCATCGAACGTGCGCTCTCGTTCCCGTCGCCGCGTCATGCGTGGGTCGCGACGACGAACTCGGAGATCGTGGCGTTGCTGTGGGCGACTTCGGGCGCGAACAACTACACGTCAAAGGGACTTGTCGCGATCTTCCTCGGCAACTGCAACGCCGAGACTGTCGCGGTGAGCTACCGCAACGTGGCCGGGTCGAGCTGGACCAGTCTCGGGACCGCCGACCGGTGCGTCGGGCTGACCGGTCTCGCCTTCGACCAGCGCGACGCATCGGTGAAGCCGACGACGGACGCCGAGATCTATCTGCGGGCAAACGAGTTCGCCGGGTCATGGTTCATCGATACGGCCGGCGCGTTGCAGCGCCAGATCGTGTCGCACCCGGAGGGGCGCTGGTCGAGCTCGGCGCCGCTGCGGACTTCGCTTGTCCTGACGTCCAGCATCGGCACCACGACTGGCCGCACGAACGGCAAGATCGTCCCGAAAGATACCGTGATCCTCGTCGATCTGTCGACCATCGACACGCCGGCGATCCGCTTGACGCTCGCGAAGTCGAGCACCACCGACGCGGTTCAGTGTGGCGTGCTCCGGATCGGCAAGGTGATCGGCCTCGGAACGCGGTACGACTGGGGGCGAACGATCGACCTCGACCTCGCCGGCACGGAGGTCGCCGAAGCACGGGATCGGACGACGCGCTCCATCGTCGCAGCGCCGTCGCGCCGAACCGTCTCGGTCGCGTGGGCGGATACCGCCATCGATCAGACCGACGTGGATCGACACGGCGATCCGGACTACCTCCTCGGGGCTGGTCAGGCCGTCGCCGGTGTGCAGTCGACGGCCTACACCGTCGAAGGCGTGGCGCGCGAGATCGACGGCGCCGATACGCCGGTCGTTTACCTTCCGAGCGTGGCGCCGATGGTCGGCAGTCTCGCCGTCCTGAACCGGCGGCATCAACTGCTTTACGGGCGAATCACCTCCGACATCTCGGTAGAGAACGTGCTGGGTGAGGAAGGCGATTCCGAGCTGGTCCGCGTCGCGACGATGTCCATCCGGGAGGAGGTATGAGCCTCATCGACGGGACATCGCCGGGATACAGCCGCGACGCCCTGATCGATGGCCGGCTGGTCTGGCTTCTCGACATCGAGTTCGCCGGGGCTGTCTATCGCTGGTCATCTCGGCCGGTCGAGCCCGTGAGCGATGGCGGCACCCTGACCTATCCAGGCGGGTTGGATGCGCTGGACTTCACCGACGCGCTCGCTATCGTCAGCGATGCAAGCCGGGATCGGTCTGTCTCGCTGTCTGTGCTGTGGCCTCGGCCGGGCGTCGCCTTGCTTATCCAGCGCGGCCATGACCTCGCGGCGGCGGTCGGCGCCCTGTCGCTGTGGATGGAGGGTCAGCCGTGGGAGAGCCGGATCGTCGTTATCTCCGGCCTCCTTTCGCAGCCCGAGTACGAGGCCGCCGACCAGCCGGTATCGTTCACTCTCACGGAACAGCCTCTCGACGACCTCGCAGAACTGATCCCGCCGAGCTACCAGATCGACGACGCGACATGGCCGCTTGCGCCCGAAAGCAGTCATAACCAGCGATACCCGCTGCCATTCTTCGCGCCCGGAGCGCATCGGTCCGACGGCGTTCTGTCGCCGGCCTATGCGATCGAGTACACGGCCGGCACGAAGAAGGTCGACACGGTCATCATCTCAGGCTTCCCGGTGATGGCGACGACGGTTGATCTAGGGATCTGGGTGGACCATGAACTGCAGACCGCGAACCTCCCGGTGCAGACCTTCACCGACGGTCTCGGCCGCACGGTGTGGGGCCTCGACATCACCGGCCTATCGGCGGACTTCACGCAGGCCGACCAGTGGTTCGTCCATGACTGGAAAGAGGGCGGGATCCGCAGCCCGTATCGTCAAGGTCCGCTGACGACCGCTGGCGAACTGCTTCGGTATCTCGCCGACCGGTCTTCGGTGCGGGTCGACCGCGCCCGATTCGCCTCGGTCGCGAGCCAGCTTTCATGGCCGGTCGAGGGGTATATCGACGATGAGGCGACCGCGCTCGGGTATATGTGCGACGTCCTTCTCCCGATCCTCCCGGTATCGCTGGCAAGCGGTCCGCTCGGGCTGTTTCCGGTCCTGTGGCGGTATGATGCACGGCGGACTGATGCGGTCGAGACCCTGACGAACGGCTACAACTGCGCGCGGGTCGGCGCCGTGACGTACCAGAGCAAGCCGTCCGAGGTCATCCAGCGGATCGTACTCGAATGGGCCTTCGACGCGCATACACGGGAGTTTACCCGTCAGACGTGTCTCGAACCCTACGACACGGTCGGCGACAGTCGGTCGCACTCCTCGGCGTTCGTTCGCGCGGCCGCGACCCGATACACAGACAACGACCCGTCAAAGTGGCGGACATACCACACCGAATCCGAGATCATCGGGACCGACATCACCGCCGCGCGATACTTGAGCTGGAAGATCCGCCAGCTCGGATACAGTCCGAGGCTTGTTGAGTACGATGTCGGTCAGGAGATGGGGTGGCTCGAACTCGGGGCGGTGGTTCTTCTCACGGACGCCGAGATCTACTTTGACGAGATCGTCGCGCTCGTCGTCGCGCGAACCTTGACGGATACCGGGATCTGGAGGCTGCAACTGCAGATCCTTGACGACCTCGCCTCTTCGCAGTCGGTCGGGCCGTCGCTCGACCAGACCACGCAACCGACTTGGACTCCGGGGGGCAACTGATGCCAGCACCACGCCGAGACGCAGCCGCGACCCTGCCTTCGCTTCGGAGCCTCGGCACCGGGTCGACACAGGCAGCGGCCGGCGATCACGGGCACGGCGGCGCCGTCATTACCGGCACGACCGGCGGCCTCGGCGACGTGCTCACGATCACAGGGACCAGCCCGCTCACCGCGACATGGCAAGCGCCTTCGGGCGGCGGTGGCGGTGGCGGCGGCCTCACCGCATCACAAGCGCGCTCGCTCGCGTGGCTTTCGGGTTAGGAGACTCCATGCTTATCCTCGCTTCTACCTCCGAGAGTCTCGAGATCATCACGTCCGCCGCCGGATCGGTGGACTATGTGGCCGGGTATGCCGACCATACCACGTCCGGCGCGACGGCCGGCTCGGCGACCGGGAACATCAGTACCGCGACGACGACGACCGCCATCGCGGCGCCGGCCTCATCGACGCAGCGACAGATCCGCGAAGTCACAGTCAGGAACGCCGGAACCGCCGCGAATCACGTCACGGTGCAGCTCAAGCCGAGCGGAACCGCACTGACAGTCGTAAAGGCCGCGTTGCAGCCCGGTGAGACGCTGGCCTACTCGGCTGGTCAAGGGTGGTACAGCCTGGACAGCGCGGGCCGGCAGAAGACGACATCGGCGCTGGCACAGGAAACTGGGTACACCATTGCAATCCATAAGGTCGGCGCGACCATGGAGGCGATCGGCGTGTGGCACAGCCATCACGCCGCGGCGGGCACTCCGGGCGCGTGGTCTCCCGGGACGCCGGGACTCGCTGGCCGGGCAACCGACGGCACCACGGCGGCGGATGCGGGATCGCTGCCGATTCGAACGCCGGCAAGCGGAGGCGCGTACCTCGCCAGCTTCGTCGCAGCCGGGTCGGTTGCGGCGTCCTTCATGCTGATCGACATTCTCTGGGTCAATACTGGAACAGTCGTCACGACGACCACGGCGCAGACCGTGACTTCGGCGACGTTCGGCGCGCGCGATCTGGACGGAGCGACGGCCGGGAATGGCGTCATGCTCGGGATCCTCGTGACGACCGCGACGACGAACGCGAGCGCGGTCACGAACACGACCGCGATCTACACGAACAGCGGAGGGACCGGGTCAAGAACCGCGACGATCTCATCCTTCCCGGCGACCGCTGTGGCGGGTACGCTGGTCCCGTTTCTGCTCGCGGCCGGCGATGAGGGCGTTCGAGCCGTTACTTCCGTGACCCTCGGGACCAGCTACGGCGGCGGTGCGATCTCGCTGGTCGCCTTTCGGATCCTCGCGTTCGTCGGATGCCCGGTCGCGAATGTGGCGGCCTCGGCATTCCTTCCAGGCGCCGGGACTCGGCTTTACGCCGGCACAACCGCAACGCTCGTACAGATCCCGACGGCGACGACGGCAACCTCGGTGAGCGCCGCCGCCTATGTGGTGGAGCAATGAGGGCGGCGGGTCGCGCCGGCGAACTCGCGGACTATTATCACCCGCACCCATGGTCGCTGGTCGAGTGGCTGCGATGTGACCTGTGCGACTCCGAGTTGTATGTCGCGCGCTCCGAGGCCGGCCATCTTGGCCAGTGGTCGGTCTGCGCGGAAGAGCAGTGTCGGCGACTGTATCGGCTTTCTGTCGAGGCCGGAGACGTGGTCGGAACGTGGGACGGCGAACTACCGCTCGGGCTGCATCGCCACCTCACCACATAGGTAGCGCCGATGGCCTTGCCATGCTACGCCATGCGAGGTGAGGTGTACCTATGGCCGCCATCGTGATCGACGCGAACGACGGACTCCACAATATCGCCGCTCGGGCGGCCACTACCGTTCAGGAGATGACCCTCCCGAAGTGGACGCGGCGGGTCTCGCTGGCAGTGCAGGCCGGCGGCGCGGCGGTCGAGGTGGCATGGTCCGGCACGGATGGGGCGGCCTCGTTCACCGCCGGGACGTTCGTTCTGTGTCCGGGCGGGTCGAGCCTGAATGACTTGGAAGTCCCTCACAAGTACGTAGAAGGGAATACGATCGCGCTATTCGTTCGGTGTCAGGCCACGACTTCGACGAACATCGACTTCGTCTGTACCGGGACGGTCCTGTGAGGTTCGGCGGAACCGAAGGATCGGGCGGCATGTTCGGCGGGGTGCCAGAACTCGGCTGGCGGTTCGTCAGTGTCGCCGAGGCGACCGCGACTCAGTCGACGCTCCTGCAGACCACCTTCTCGGATCAAGCGTCAAACGAGATCCGCTGCACGGTGGCGAGCGGGGCGAACAACGCCGGGGCGATTGAAAGCGCCGGGTATATGCTGTTCCCGTTGACGGACACGCGCGGCCGGGCAATCACCGGCACGACCGCTTGTCTTGTCGAGGTCGAAGTTATTCCGGTAACCTCCCCGGGAAACGCGACTTTTCCGTATTTCGTCGCCGGCGTCACCACGAAGACGACCACGGCGGCGATGACGACGACGCCGACGTTCTTCGTCTCTGGCCTGAACTATCAACCCGCCGCGAATCCGCGTGGATACTACTTCATCCGCGTTGCCGGTGGCGCATTGAACAGCCTCACCATCGGGACCGGATCGGCCTTCGGGACTTCGGGCGGTCGACTGTACATGCAGGCGGAGATCAACCGAGCGCCGGCGTACATCTCGTTTTTGACGGCCTCGGGCTTCGACGGTTCTAACGCCTATCTCACAGGCGCACCCTTCAATATCGCATCGACCATGGACGCCTCGGCGGCGGCGCTTCGCCTGATCGTCGCGGCGGGCTCGTTCGGCGGCGCCCTGACTGCCGACCGGACGATCGGCGCGAAGGTGAAATACCGGGTTCATCGACTGACGGAGGACGCATGATCGACCCGTTTATCCCGCTCTATGAGCGATTCGGCGGCGGCGCTTGCTCGCTGGCGCTGGCCGCGCTCGGGTATGAAGCGCAGCCGGAGACCGAACCCGAGCGCGCCGAGGCCGCAGCGCTGGTTCTCGCCTACCTCGAGGAGGCGTAATGCCGTTCACGCCGGCCGAAGTCTCGGAGATCGTGCACACCGTCGCCGAGCTGTCGAGCTGGCTCCACGGCGCGCTCAAGCGTGACGCCGAGGGCAAGGTTCGGCTGGACAAGGCCGAGAGTCGACAGCTCCTGAAACGGCTCACCCTCCTCGCCGCGATGGTCGCGCGCGACGCGCTCGACTAGCATGGTCGATCTAAGCGTCAGACTGACTCAGAACTTCACCCTCCGAGAACTCGCCGGGGTGGATGACGCTCGCTGGCGCGCCGCACAGGTCGCCGGCCTTCTCGTCGTCCCGGCGCACGGACCGCGTCAACCGGTTTACGAGCGGCTGGCCGTCCTGGCGCGAACCATCCTCCAGCCGATCCGAGATCATATCGGGCGGCCGCTGCGAATCAACTCCGGGTTCCGCTCCCCGGAGAAGAACGCCGCAACGCCGGGCGCTTCTTCGACGTCACAGCATTGCTTCGGCGAGGCCGCCGACATCGCCGTCCCGGGCTACTCGGATGCACAGCTTGCCGACCTCGCCGACTGGATCGGAACGTCGGGCGCGTTCCCCTTCGGTCAGGTCATCTTCGAGGACAACCGCCCCGGATCCGAGGGCGGCGCGTGGATCCATGTGTCGCTCGGAGCGCCATACCGATCCGCCTCTCGATGCGGCCAGCGTCTGACCTGGTCTCCGGCGACCGGGTATCGGAGGATCGTATGAGCACCGACGACAAGATCGACCAGCTCTCGGCCACGATCGGCGGACCGGACGGCGTTCTCGTCCGGCTGGCCGTCGCCGAACATAGCCTTCGCGCGCTCGGGATCGCGGTCGGGCGCATCGAGACCGAGATCCTCGAGCATCGGCGGTCATCGTCGGATGCGCATCGACAGACGCTCGACGCGATCAAAGCGGCGAACGAGACCACGATCCGGCTGGATGGAAGCACGAAGTGGATCGCCGGCGTCATCGTCGCCGTCGTGTCCAGCCTCGGCGGGATCGGAGGGCTGACCGTGGTGCGGCAGGTCGCCTCACCCTCGGCCTCCGCGAGCACCGCGCCGCCGGTCAGCCCGCAAGCGGTCCCGGCTCCATGATGCGGTAGTAACAGACCCGGTCGAGGAATTGCGCCCGGAGATACCCGCGCGTGACCAGCTTCGGCAGCCACTCTTTCAGGATGTGGTGTGACATGTCGAGGCCGGCGCCGATCTGGCGGCGGTCGGAGTTCGGGTGGGTCGCGACGAACCGAACAATGAGCTCTCCGGCCGTCCCTCGCAGCTCGGGCTGGCGCTTCGGTCTCGCGGTCGCCGGCGCCTCATCGGCGAAGCGCAACGCTTTGCCGGCCGTCACTGGCGGTAGCTTGACTGGCGCGCCGATCCCCATGGCGGCGACTGCATGACGCGGGCACAGGTCGATGAGATCCGCGCCGACCCGCACCAGCGTCGCCGGGCTGGCGTCACATCGGACGCCGTTCTCGATCTTCGTGCATGAACGGCTGTACTTCATGTATTCCACCATTGATCGCCCTGACCTCGGAAGGCCCGTTGCTCCTTCTCGAGGTACGCGAGGCAGGCATAGACCCGGATCACGGGCATCCGAGCGATGGATGCGATGATCCCGGGCGTCGGGCCATCGACGCACCGAAGCGCGTCGAGAACCCGATCACACTCGATCCTGAACCCGATGTCAGACGAAGAGGCCATCGTCTTCCGCCTCCTCGAACTCGTACCCCATTCGCGCGCCGACCTCACGCAGCAGCTTGACGTCACCCTCACAGTACGCCCGGATCCGGTCGACCTCGCCACGCATGAAGGCCGGATACACCTCGGCGCCGGTCAACCCGGCCTCCTTCTCGAGGCCGAGGTACGCGCCGAGCTCGGAGAGGGGCGGCGCCTTGTCGCCCCATCCGATGCTCAGGTCGAGCCAGCCTTTCGCCCACTTGTCTCCGGGTCCGCCCGGGAGCCGGAATCGCATCTCCGAGGCGAAGCCCTGACGAAAGGCCGCCGCGCGAAGGAAGTGCAGGTCGAAGTATCGATAGCTGGCGCATTCATGGCCGCGCGCGGATCGCAGAGTCGCGAAGAACGCCTCGAGGATCCGGGTCTCGACCCGGTCATAGACGGCCGGGTCAATGTCCTTGACCGACCAGTCATCTTCGGCGAACCCGTGAGAGATGATCGGGCCGCCGTCAACGCACCACGCGGCGCAAAGGATGCGGCCATGAATCGGAACGAGGGAGAGACTGCGGTAGGTCTCGTCGCGGTCGGCGGCGACCTTCGCGGGGTCGGTCAGGCGCTTGTCGCGGCGATGCGTCAGCGCGGCGTCGAGGCCGGGCGCGGTTCGCGGGGGAGGGACGGTTTCCAAGTCGATGAAGATCATAGGTTCTCCGGTTAGAAGCTGGCGAGGGAATCGTAGATCTCGGCGAAGGTCCGAGGGCGAAGGAAAGGCGTTACCGAGTAGAGAACGAGCGGGCGTTCGCTGCGATAGATCCGGCCCTGTCGCAGCAGGGTTCGCGCATGGAGCCGCACGAGCGCGACCGACCAGCCGAGCGCGCGCGACAGCTCCGACGCCGTCTGCGCGCCGCCGATGAGGAGCTGGTCGAGCAGCGCGCGCCGACGACGCGCGCCACGGTCCGAGATCATCCGTTGCTCCCGGGTTCGGGGAGGGTGCCGCGCCATGCGTAGAAAGCGTCAAGCGTCGCACCTTTCGCAAGCCAGCCGCACAGGGCGGTGCGCTGGTCGCGGGTCATCTGGCTCGGCCGAGGCTTGCCGAGGTGGGTCAGGTAGGCGGCGATCTCGTCATAGTCGAGGCCGCGATCCCGCAGATATACGAAGAAGCCGGGACGGTCCGCTTCCCAGCTCTCATGGTGTGCGCGCGGTTCCGGCTCCGGGGTCACATCGACGACGACCGCCGCCGCGACCGGCTCGGCGCGTTCGACGACTTCCCGCACCTTGGACTTCGGCGCGGCCGGCTGTTCCAGCTCTTCGGGATCGTACAACCCCATCAGAAGATCGGGGTAAACGTCCCGAGCCAGCGCCGCCTTCGCCCGTGCTCGCAACATCGACGCCGGGTGAGCGCGCCACGTCTCCTTGCTGGTTAGGCCGGCCGTCTTCGCGTCGGCGATGGTGTAGGTCAGACGCGACGGCGCCGGGTTGCCGACACGCTGCGTCTCGACCGTGCAGCTTGTCGGGCTGCTCTCGATGGTCGCGAAGTAAGCGCAGATGTCCTTCCTTCCGACACAGATCGCGACCATGCCATCCGCGGACAACGTCGGGCGGCCGGAGACGACGTGGAAGGCTCGGAGGGACTGGGTGTAGGACAAGCCGAGGTCGCGGCCAGACATGGCGATCATCAGGGCTTGAACGGGGTTCTTCGCGCCAAAGAATCCGGACTCTGCGGCGTGCTTCGCGAACTCTTTCAGTTCGGACATATCTCGGGGCTGGATGGCGGTTTCCACTAGTATCCTCCGGTCAACAGGATCAACCCGTGACAAACGTAAAGAGTGAAAGGAACAGCAATCAGGATGAAGCCGATGATGTCATCGCGCATGGCAGTCTCCGAGACGCCGCCCCGTCGGAATACCAGAGGACGAGACGGCGCGTTCAGTGTGAGGATCAGCGAACAGGGATGACGGCGTCGAAGGGCCAGGAATCCGTGTCGTGGTCGTCGAATCGGAGCCACAGGCACACGGTCTCAATGTCGACGATCTCGGCGTGCTCTCCAAACTCCGGCACATACACGCGGTCGCCGATGGCGAAGCGGGCGAGGGTCTCAGGGGTGGCGTCGGTCATGGTGTCTCTCCGGTATCGTGAGGTGAGGTGCGAATCAGGCGACCACGAAGGCCGCGATCTCGGCGGCGGTCATCTTCTCATTGTGCCGCACGTAGGCAGTATCGCAGCCAAGGGAAGCCGCGATCTCGTCGGCGAGGCGCCAGGCCTTCGCCTCAGAGTATACGCCACGCTCACGGATCGAGCCGTCGCCGCCGCGCAGGGTGCCGAGCAGGTTGCGGCGGCTCAGGCGCCACACCCACACACCGGCCCGAGTCTGGTGCGGAATGTACACCGCCGGGGCGAGCGGGGCGCCCTTGCCAGAGCCGCAGGGGATCTGGCGGACACAGATGATGCTCTTCGTGGTCGTCGTGGAGGTGGTGGAGGTCGTGGTCGTCATGGTGTCTCTCCGGCGGGGCGCTGGTTCCTCGCTCCCGGTGCCTGACTAGTATCCACCCCTCGGACGGCGTGCAAGCGTTCGCACGAACATTCATGCGAATAGTCGCACAACGCAGCTTGCATGCCGATCAATCGTGAATCGTCGTGCAATACCTTGCACAGGGCACGCGGCGGGTGTATGATGTGGACATGGGGGAACGATGTTCGCTGACAGATTGAGGGCGGCAATGACGGAGAGAGGCTGGAGCGCCATGGACCTCGCGGCGAGGATGGAGGGCGTCGCGTCGCGGCGGACTGTCTATGAGTGGATAGCCGGGAACCGCGCCCCTAGCCTCGTGGCGCTCGTGGCGCTGCTAGACGCCCTAGGAGTCGAGCGCGCGTCAGCGGCCGCCGTGGCGTGGCAGGATGACGCAGCGCGGGCCAGTGCCGCTCGTGTGAGCGACCGATGAGGCACAGTCCATGGCCGTGGCGGGTCGAGGGTGTCATCTCGCCAGAGATCCGGGACGCGAACGGGGCGGCGGTCGCGCTGCTCCACGGCGACCGCCGGAACGTGCGCCTCATCGCGCACGCGCCCGACCTGCTCGCGTTCGTTCGGCGGGTCCATCGGGCCGAGGAGCCGGGCGAGTGGGAGAGACTGCGGAACGACGCGGACGACTTGATCCGTGATTGCGGGGAGGTTCCATGACCATCCGAGATGCGATCCGCCTCTCATACGGCGCCGCCGAGCGGTACATCGGCGACACCGACCGCGCGATCCTTGCGGCGTTGATCATCTGGGCCTATCAGGGCCCGAGCTGGTTTCAGGTGGGTGAGGCATGATCAGGCGGAAGACGGTCGAGGAATACCGCGAAGAATACAAGGAGCTCGCGAACTCGTGGCTGGCGAACGGTCCGGGGACGCGCGCCGAGTTCGACGCCCTGACTCGCGAGCTGGCGGACCAGCGACACGGCCGGCTCGAGACCCACAGGCCGGTCGACCTGGTCGCGGCGGCGCGGTTCATCTCGCTTAGCCGGAGCAACCCGGGCTACGCGCGCTGGTACAAATTGTGGCGGGAGATCGTGGCGACGCGAACCGCACAGGAGACGCCATGATCCTCGGCATCGATCCGGGCCTGTCATGCGGGTGGGCGATCATCGGAGCAGGCGACCGGCGCGTCGGCTCCGGCGCGTGGGATCTCTCGGTTCGCTCGCGGTGGGAAGGCGCCGGCGTCGGATGGCTCCGGCTCCAGCACAGCTTGCAGGTCATCCTCGGCGCGCACCAGATCGAGGCCATCGGGTACGAAGAGGTCCGCCGCCATGCCGGGACGGATGCGGCGCACGTCTATGGGGCGATCGTGGGCGTGATTCAGTACGTCGCCGAGGCGCGGTCGGTGCCCTACACGTCAATCCCGGTCGGGACGGTCAAGCGCACGGCGACCGGCAAGGGCAACGCTGGGAAGGACGAGATGATCGCGGCGGTGCTGTCCAGGTGGGGACATCGCTGCGAGACGGATGACGAAGCTGACGCACACTGGGTCGCAGTCGCGACCGCACGAGAGATCGGGAGGCGAGGATGACCGGAAAGACGCCCTACATCGTGGGGCATAGGTACTTCATGGTGATCGGCGAGTGGCTGTCCGTCACGGCGCGGATCGTGTGGGTCGGCTCCGATGAGCTGGTCTGCGATGAGGTCAAGTCGATCGGATCGGACGCGAAGTGGTCAACCACGGCAATCGCACGGCGATACTTCATCGAACCGTGCTCGGAGCAGATCGTCGTGAGGCGCGCGGCCGTCGACCTCGCGGTCGAGGTGCTGCCATGATGGTCCCGGACTGGGTCGAGCCGTTGGGTCGGCGCGCGGTCGCGGCGCCGGCGTGGCAGTGGGTCTCGGGGATGATGATCCTCGGCGGCGAGAAGGTCTTCGAGCGGTATATGTTCTCGCCCGGTGTCGAACCTCCGGCGGGATACCCGAACCTTGACGACCCGGCGACGTTCGGGGCGATGGTCGCTCTGGTTCGGCTCGTCCGGCGGGAGTCGATCGGGTACGTCGCGCCGGTCGCCGAGCGCGGGTACGTGTGGTTCGCGCACCAGCATTGCCGAGGTCAGGTCGAGGCGGACACGCCGGCCGAATGTGTGGTCAGGGCGCTCGAAGCGGTGAACAACCAGCGCTGACGCGGTAGCATGGTGTCAGGAGATACCATGGCGCACGACGACGAGAAGACCGACCCGCATCGAAACCGACCGACCGGGAAGAACACGCTGGCCGTGGAGAAACAGAAGCTCCTCCTCGAACAACGGCGAATCGAGCTGGCCGCCGAGGATCGGGCGCGCGATGACCGCCGGGCGATGGTTCGGCAGCTCATCGCGGCCGTCGTCGTGATCGTGGCGCTCGCTCTCATCGGCGCGGCCCTGTACTGGGGGCGGTCGTTCTCGTTCTCGGGGCTCGGCATCGAGGCGACGACGCACGGCGGCAACTTGTAAGTCATGCTTACAGGTTCGGGCGTGGGCCTTGACGCGGTTGGTCGAGGTCTGGTATGCTGGGTGTGCCTCCTCGGCGCCGGAGTAGCTATCCGGCCGCGTCGCCCCATCACGGGGCGGCGCTTCCCGAGAAGGCGAAGAACGAGGAGATAGCATGGAACTAGCACCGGGCGACGTGGCTCTCGCAGCCGCGCGCCGACTCGCAGAGGCGATCCGAGTGCCGGGCGCCGACTACACCGCCGCCGTCCGCGCATTCCTCGCCGCTCCGGGCGTCGCCGAGGACCTCGAGTACCTCGGCGAGCGTAAGGGGTGGCGAGAACTCTCCGCCGAGCTGCGACTCGTGCCTATCGTTTGGCGGGCGTTATCACCGCTGGTCCGACCACGTCGCACGTCAGAGGATCGGGCGGCGCGCATCGAGATCCAGATCGAGCGGGCGATCGCACCAAATGCCATCGGCGAGGGGCCGGTGGTGAGTATGATGCAGCGCGGTCGACCCCGCGAAGACGGGTCCGCGCAACTATCAAGAAATCCTTTCAACTTGGGAATCATCCTGACGCATGACTCGCGCTGGAAGGGGAGGATCCGGCTCAACGAGTTCAGGGCCGACGAGGAGATCCTAGACTGCGGCCGGTGGCGCGGCCTAACCGACGTGGACGCGATCAAGGTTCAGCGCTGGGTCTCAGCGGAATATCGCCTCGACTACCAGACGGCGACGGTTCATGAGCAGCTCATCGGAGTGGCGCACGAACATCGCCGGCACCCGGTCAGGGACTACCTCCAATCGCTGCTCTGGGACGGCACGAAGCGCATGGACTCGTGGCTCGGCGACGTGTTCGGCGTCGAGCCGACCGTCGGAGCACATCGCGTCGGGCGGGCGTGGCTTATCTCGATGGTCGCGCGCATCATGTCGCCCGGATGCAAGGTCGACACCGTCCCGATCCTCATCGGGAAACAGGGGCTCCGGAAGTCGACGACGCTGCGGGCGATGATGCCGGACGCGGCGTGGTTCAGCGACAGCGACATCCCGCTCCACCACAGTCAGGACAAGTATCAGGTGATCCAAGGCGTCTGGTTGTACGAGATCGCCGAGTTCGACCGGTTCACCTCGAAGGCCGACGCCGCCGAGGTCAAAGCCTACGTCTCGAGTCAGCGCGACACGTTCCGGCGCTCGCATGGTCGACGGGTGGCGAGCGTTGATCGCCAAGTCGTGTTCGCGGGGAGCACGAACGCCGCCGAGTTCCTCGTCGATGCGACGGGTAGCCGGCGGTACTGGCCTCTCGTCTGTGCGAAGGCCGACCCCGATGTGATGCGCGAGCTGCGTGACCAGCTCTGGGCCGAAGCGGTCGCGGCCTATGAGTCGGGGGAGTCGTGGTGGTTATCGTCCGACGTCGCCGCCGAGGTTGCCGAGATGGCCGACGAGTTCCGGGTCGGCGACCCATGGGATGAACCGTTAGCCGCTTGGCTCGCCGAGCAAACCGCGACCGCCCGGATGTCGGGGTTGATCATGGCCGACATCCTCGCGAACGCGGTCGGGACTCCGATCGGGGTGGCGACGAAGCGCGAACAGGGGCGGGCGGGCGCCATTATGGTGCGGCTCGGGTGGGTGAAGAAGAAGAGGAAACACGACGTCCGGTGGTTCCCGCCGGCGGGTGGACACCTATGAGGGGGGTGTCCACCGGGGTGTCCACCCGAAAGGGTGCGGTGTATCTATATGGTGGACAGGTGGACACCTGTGGACACCTATACGCACACATAAGAGAAATCCCATGTGTGGCGCGCGCGCACACACGACAACACACACGGCCTACATGCACGACTGAGGTGTCCACACCTGTCCACCCTCGGCGGAAGCGAGCTAACATCGCCAGCAATCGCGCAACGAAGGGGTGTCCACCTAGGTGTCCACCGGGGTGTCCACCGGGTAGGGGTGTCCATCGGGGTGTCCATCGCGATGGGGTGTCCATCATGAGGGGGAACGATGACCAAGCATAAGACAGAACTGATCCACGTCTATCAGATTGACTTTGATAGCGAAAACTACTGGATTCGGCGGGCGCTTGAGGAAACCCTGCCCATGACTGACGGCGTCGCCCTCGATAACGTCAAGTTTCTATCACATGGGGTCGCCATCGAGACTGCGAAGGCAGTCCTCCTCAAGTACGCCGAGCTAACCCCTTACACCCGAGGAAGCTTCAACTCCACCTATGACCGAAAACTCGCCTCAGTCGCCTTTAAGGAGGACCTGAGTATGGCCAGCATCGAGGGACGATTCGTCGGTGATCCGCGGATTGAGGTCACTGACAACGGTTCAGTGAGCCTTAAACGACCGACTCAGGCCCGGTTCGTTGGTCGTAAAAAAACCATCAAGACGGCGTTGATCGACGGTGAGACCTACACGAAGGAGACAACCGAGGAGATCTCCTCCCCCTGGTTCCCGGGTGTCATCGAAACTGTCACCCTGTGGTTGTCGGGCAGTCAAGTCTTATTTTTCGAGGAGGACAAGGGTGTCCACCTCGAGGAGGAACGATGACCGAACGTCAGACCGAACTTGCTCGTCGTGCCGTCGCGGCGAAGGGTTGGCGATGGTTGCCGGGGATGCTCGAAAGCAAGGGGCTGCGGATCCTGCGTGTCGCGCCGGACGGGTATGCGTTCGCCTGGAATCAGAAGTATCACCATGGGTGGACCATCGGTTCGGAGGCGCTGCCGGACCTCGGAGATGCGGCAACACGGGGCTGTGTGCTCGAGCTGGTGCGAATGGCGTGGGAATCCAAGCGCGGCGCCGACGGCATCGCATCGACAGTCCACACCATGTCGGGATGGGGCGTCGGTAGTCGAGTGGGGTCCGAGTGTCTCGCGGCTATCGTACTCCCGACCTATGCGACCGAGGCCGACGCTCTCATCGCCGCGCTGGAGGCTGCACCATGATCATAGGTTCGACCGACATTGTTAGCCCTGCACGCACCAGCGCGCGGGGCGTTCGTGCGTCGAAGTGGCGGGTCAACCTGCGTCATCGCGCACGCACGGGGGTACCCCCCTTATGTCACGGCCCGGGCCCCGACC